CAATTGGTTCTGTCAGATGCGCGATATGGGTTTCAAAATAAAGCAAGTGGGCCACGACAGGAAGTTCGCTCGCGAGTTCTTTTTGCTGATGAAATCCAAGCATTTTAATATTATCGATCAGCCGCAGTACTACTTCTTGAAGTCAGAAGGCTTCCGATATATCGAGAAGTCGGCCAAGGATGGCCATATATACTATTTACATTCAGAAGCATTTGAATATTGCGTTTCCAACGTCAAAGCGGTCGAGAAAACTGACGACATGATCCAATTTGAGAAGGTCATGCCAAATCAGCGCATCGACCTTTTTGATTGCTCTGTTTTTGCAACAGTAAGAGCGCTCAACGACCTTGAGAATAAAAGAAAAGCACAGTCGTGGTGGGGTGTTAAGCAGCAATGAGCAAAAGAAGAAGAAATCGAAAAACAAATGAAAAGCGCGGAGTTAATTTTCAGACAATCTTCTTGACTTCTGACGAAGCCTGGAAAGATTTTTGTCATTCTGGATTTACTACGCTTGATCATAATCCCGAGATTATAGCCGGATGCAGCCGCATAGCGGAGCTTATATCCTCAATGACTATCTATCTAATGAGTAATACAGATAGAGGCGATGAGAGGATCATCAATGAGCTATCGAGAAAGGTAGATATCGAGCCCATCTCAACGATGACCCGTAAATCTTGGATGAGCGCTATTGTCATGAATCTCCTTCTTTATGGCGATGGAAACTCCGTTGTAATTCCGCACACGAGAAAAGGCTTTCTTCAGGATCTTGAGCCGATAGCAGCGGAGCGCGTTAGCTTCATTAATGAAGGTTACTCCGATTATCACTTGCTCATCGATGGCAAGAGCTACGATCATGACGACGTGCTCCATTTTACGCTTAATCCAGACAAAACATATCTCTGGAAGGGCCAAGGCTATCGAATAGCTCTAAGAGACGTGGCGGAGATCCTTAAACAGGCGCACAGCACAGAAAAATCTTTCATGGAGTCAAAATTCATGCCATCGCTAATCATCAAAGTCGATGCGCTCACGGATGAATTTTCATCTCCAGAAGGTCGCGAAAGGTTAGTTAATGAATACGTTACCAACAGGAAGCGCGGCGAGCCTTGGATGATCCCGGCGGAACAATTTTCTGTAGAGCAGGTTAAGCCGCTCACGCTTGCCGATCTTGCGATTAATGACACTGTTCAGATAGATAAGAGGACAGTCGCTTCAATCCTTGGGATTCCGCCGTTCGTCTTGGGAGTTGGTGAATATCATAAGGATGCATGGAATTCATTCATCACAAACACGATCGGCCCGATAGCCAAAGGCATTCAACAAGAGTTAACTCGGAAGCTGCTTCTCTCCCCGAAGTGGTATTTCCGATTTAACATAGCTTCACTTATGGATTATGACCTTCAAACACTTGCTAATGTGTTTGGAGGTCTAAGTGACAGAGGCTTCGTGACAGGTAACGAAGTCAGAGATCGCATCGGAATGAGTCCGCTGGAAGGACTTGATGAGCTTAGAGTGTTAGAAAATTATATCCCGTATGATATGGCCGGACTGCAAAAGAAGCTAGTCCAGGGAGGTGAATAATGGATAGAGCAACTAGACAGGTTCGAAGCGCCGCTTCCAAGTTCGAAACAAGGGAAGAAGGCAACGAGCTTAAGATTGAAGGCTATTTTGCTGTATTTAATTCAAATTATCAGATTTTTGATGACTTATCTGAGTCAGTCGCTCCGGGCGCGTTTGATGATACCTTGGGCGATGATATCAGAGCCTTGATAAACCATGATTCGAGCTTAGTGCTCGGAAGGAACACAGCTCACACGCTTGAGCTGCGACAGGATGAACACGGATTATGGGGCAGCATCACGATCAATCCGAACGATCAGGATGCTATGAATCTATATGCACGTGTTCAGCGCGGCGATGTGGATCAGTGTTCTTTCGGCTTCGATATTCTGTCAGAGGATTACGATGTCCGAGACGATGGAAGCGTTCATTGGACAATCAAGAAAGTCAGATTGTACGAGGTCAGCGTATGTACTTTCCCGGCATACGAAGAAACGAACGTCAAGGCAAGAAGCGCGCAGAGAGACGAGATCAAGAAAAGATCTCTTGAAGCGTGGAGAGCTCAGACGCTCAAGAAGCTGAAAGGAGAATGAGATGGCATTAAAGGCGCTTATGCTCAGAAAAAAGATTGATGATAAGAAGAAAGAGCTCGAAGCTCTCAGAGCATCAAATGATTTTGATAAGAGAGAAGCAGAGCTTGAAGCTTCCATCAATGAAGCTTCGACAGACGAAGAAAAAGCAGCTGTCGAAGAGGAAGTCGCTAAATTTGAAGCCGAAAAAGCTGATTATGAAGCAAAAGAGGGAGCTCTTGATGAAGAGGTTAGAAATCTTGAAAAAGAGCTCGAAGATGAAGAAAAAAAGCTGGAGACTCCGGTGCCGGAAGCTCCAAAGCCTGAAGAAGGCAGAAAGGACGTTCACACCATGGAGACAAGAAAATTCTTCAATATGTCTACACAGGAAAGAGACGCTTTCTTCGCGAATTCCGAAGTTAAAGAATTCTTGGAGAGAGTTAGATCATTCAAGGGCCAGAAGAGAGATATATCTGGCGCAGAGCTTTTGATTCCCACAGTTATGCTGGGTGTCATCCGCGAGAATATCCTTAGATATTCAAAGCTTCTTAGACACGTTAATCTTAGACCTGTAGCTGGAAAAGCTCGTCAGACTGTTGCCGGAGCTATTCCTGAAGCCGTTTGGACAGAGGCTTGCGGCAAGCTCAACGAGCTTTCCCTTAACTTCTACGATCAGGAAGTTGACGGCTACAAGGTTGGCGGATTTATCCCTGTATGCAACGCGCTTCTTGAGGATTCCGATATTAACCTTGCTGAGGAGATCATCTCCGCTCTTGGCCAGGCTATCGGATATGCTCTTGATAAGGCTATTCTGTACGGCACAGCTACTAAGATGCCTCTTGGCATTATGACAAGACTTGTGCAGACAGCGGCTCCAGCAGATTATCCGGCTACAAGAAGGCCTTGGGTTGATCTTCACACGACCAATATCAAGTCCATAGCTGCATCCGTAACAGGAACAGCGCTCTTCAAGCAGATAATCCTTGCTACAGGCGCAGCAAAAGGCAAATACAGCCGCGGCGAGAAGGTTTTCGTCATGAACGAGACAACTTATTCAAAGATCGTTGCTGAATCTCTTGCTGTTAATGCAGCCGGAGCTATCGTTGCCGGAGTTGATGGCCGTATGCCGATCGTTGGAGGTGTGATCGAAGTTCTTGATTTCATCCCTGACAATGTAATCATCGGCGGCTATTTCGATCTCTATCTCCTTGCAGAGAGAGCCGGAACATCCATATCTCAGTCCGAACACGTTCAGTTCATCGAAGACAATACTGTATTCAAGGGCACAGCTCGTTATGATGGCACTCCTGTCATTGACGAAGCGTTCGTTGCTATCGGCATCGCTGGCACAACTCCTGATGCAGATATGGACTTCGCAGAGGATACAGCTAATCCATGATAAGAGGGTGAGACGATGACGAATCTTGACATCTTGACGATGCTCAAGGCTAATCTTGAGATCGCTACAAACGTACATGATACATATCTTGGCCAGCTTATCGAAGTCGGCTATAAGCAGATAACCGAAGAGGGAATCAAGATCGACAAGGAAGCTGCTCCTGAAGGAAGCGACTATTCTTATTCGATCGAAGATATCCAGGACGTTAATCTGATAGTCATGTATGCAGCATATCTATATCGCAAGAGAGCCGACGAAGGAGCTCCACAGATGCCGAGAATGCTTCGTTATGCTCTTAATAATCGCTTGTTCAGCCAAAAGATTCGGGAGGAGTCTTAATGCTACTTGATTCGGGTATTCTTACGCTTTACAAGTTAATAAACACAGCCGAAAGCGGACGAATGCCCGACATGAAGCTTCAAAAGTATGAAAATGCTTACTTTGGCGAGCGTACAGTGGGCTATAACAGACTGTACGCAGCCAAAGGAGTTAATCAACAGATCGATAAGCTTGTCAGGATCTGGAGAAATGAAGATGTCGAAGCTGGAGATTATACGATTCTGGATAATCCGGTCGTTGATGGTTCAAAGCAATATCGAATCGATGCGGTGCAGCATCTTTATGACGATGACGGGCTTAAAGTCACAGATTTAACTCTAAGCAGATTGGAGAATTACCATGATGTCATTAGTGGCTAAGCTTCAGATCATGGCGGCAGCTCTCGTGCCGCTGACGGATCATGTATATCATTATTGGAGGCCAAGGCCGAACGGAGTAGATAGATATATTATCTGGGCCGAGGATACGGAAGATAATTCTTTTCATGCTGGCAATTTGAAGCTGGAACAGGCGATTCATGGGACTATTGATCTTTTTACCAAAGAAGAATTTGATCCGCTGATTGATGCGATTCAGGACAAGCTTAACAGCCTGGAGAACATATCATGGAGCCTTAATTCTTCTCAGTATGAAGACGATACCGGGCTGATCCACTATGCTTGGGAGTGGAGGATGAGATAATGGCAAAGCTTACAGTCGGAAACGGATTATCTGAATATATAGCGGAGCTCCAACGTCTCCAGAACATAGACGATTATATCGAGCCCGTCATATATGAGGGGGTATCTGTAGTTAATAAGGCGACTGTCAAAGCTCTTAAGGATCTTCCGACAGATGATACGAAGGGACGAGTTGATAGAAGATCGGGAATAAGATCAATTGAAAAAGCCGGACTTCTAAAAGCTTATGGTATCTCCGAGATTCAGAACGATAACGGATATATCAATAGAAAGATAGGTTTCGCGAACGGATACATTGAGAACGAAGCCACCGGATACAAAAAGCCCGTCGTCCTTGTTGCAAGATCAATCATCTCCGGAACGTCATTCATGCCAAAAAACGACTTCATGACTAAGGCTTCCCGGGCAAGTAAGAGCGCCGCAGAGCAAGCAATGGCCAAGAAGTTGGACGAAGAAATAAATAAAATTATTGATTGAGCGCCGTATGGCGCTTTTTTCATGAGAAAGGAAGGAAGCCATGAAGATAAATCTTCAGTTTTTTGCCGCAGCCGGACGCGTTGCAACAGGCTTTTCAAAGCCTTATGTAGCGAAGTACATCGCAAGCGGCACAAGCGTTATCTATCAGGGCGCTAGACGACTTGCACGCGGAGTTAAAGTCCACGTACAGCCGGAGAGCTCAGACGATAACAATTTTTATGCAGACAATCAGGCTGCAGAGTCCGCTTCCGGGCTTTTCACGGGCGGCACTGTTGAGCTCGAAGTCGATGGCCTCTTCACATCATCCTATAACTATATTATGGGCATTGAAGACGTGCCTTCAGGCTGGACAGCTGACGGCAACAAGTCTGAAGTACCTTATGTCGGAATCGGATTTATTGTTCGATGGATGAGCGCCGGAGTGACTACGTATCAGCCTATTGTCATCGCAAAGTGCAAATTCTCAGTTCCTGAAGAGGAAAGAGACACACAGGAAGATGAGATCGATTGGCAGACGACAACTCTTTCAGCGGCTATGATGCGCGATGATACCACTGACGAAGCCTGGAGATATCGCGGAGCTGATTTTGCAACAGAATCCGAAGCTGAAATCGCTCTTGTTGAAAGACTTGGCGGCACAGAGCCGACTCAGATCGCAACTCTGACAGCTCTTTCAATTGCCGGAATCACTCTCGATCCTGTATTTGCTCCAGAAACTCTTAACTACACAGGAGCAACAACAGACGAGTCTTCCGTTGTAACTGCAACAAGCGACGATACAGAAGTTGTTATCACTGCAACTTTGAACGGAACTGCAGCAGATCTTTCATCTGCTCTTACATGGGTTACAGGCGCTAACCTTCTGGCTATCACAGCGGCCAAAGAAGGCGCAGAAAGCTCAGTATATTCAATTATTATCACAAAGTCCACAGAATGATGAAGCTGGGGGCCGTCTTCGGGCGGCTCCCATTATTTTGAAAAAAAGGGGAGAAAACAATGATTATCCACGGAAAAGAGTACAAATTTCTTTACACAGTTAGAGCATCAATTGAAATTGCGCAAAATCTCGATGGTCATTCAATGTCTTCAATCAGCAAAGTCTTCAATACAGGAGATCAGATCAAGTCGATGGAGCTGATAAGTAGAATGGCCGTCGCTATGAATAGAGCTTATCTCAAAGCTAAAGCCTTTGAAGATGGCACTAAATTCGAAGAAGCGGACGTACTGACAAGAGAGATAATCGACAATCTGACTTTTGACCTGGAACAGGAGCTGGAGAATGAGCTAATGCTGGCTATGTCATCCGGGAACAAGACAGAGATCGAGACAACTCCGGAAAAGGGATCCAAAGGATCAAAAAAAAATCCGCCAAAATCGAATTAAATGAGCCGTGGTTGCTTTTTTATGGATACAAGATCGGAATGAGCCGAGAAGAGATCCTAAACACACGTTTTGGGTTATTTCTCGACCTTATCTCATGCCTTGGAGTTTTCAACGGCGGCTCAAAATTGAAAAAAACAAAGAAAAAGATGTCTTTTGAGGAAGCAATTGAGTTGAGGTGATGATATGGCTGTTAACATAGGCCCAAAAATCGGCATAGATGGCGAAGCCGAATATAGAAAGCAAATAAATGACATAATCACGTCAACCAAGACGCTTAACGCGGAAATGAAGGCTCTCAAAAGCTCTTTTGATTCCGAAGGGAAGTCTATCGAGCAGAATAATAGGCAACGTGAAATTCTTAATGAGCAGATTAAGCTCCAAGAAGAGCGCGTTGCTGCTTGCTCGAAAATGCTCGAAGAGTCCAAAGCTAAATTTGGAGAAAATTCGACTCAGACAGACAAATGGACACAGGCGCTTGCTAATGCTCAGACGGATCTCAATAATTTTAATCGCGAGCTTGACGAGCTGCCGTCATCCTTGGAGCTTGTAGGATCCAAAATGAAGTCCGTTGGAGACGGGATTTCTAACGTTGGAAGCAAGATTGAATCTTTTGGCTCTACGATGACTAAGAACGTCACAACTCCGATAGTTGGTGCTTTTACGCTATCTGCCAAATCTGCTATAGATTGGGAATCAGCTTTCACAGGAGTCATGAAGACTGTAGACGAAACGGCTACGACTTCTTACGATGATCTCAGCGCGGCCATTATGCAGATGGCCACAGAGACAGCATCTTCGAAAGAAGATATAGCCGGAGTTGCTGAGGCAGCCGGACAGCTTGGAGTATCTGCAGATGATATCGAGAATTTTACCCGGACAATGGTCATGCTCGGAGATACGACTAACTTATCTGCAGATGAAGCAGCCACAGCTCTGGCAAGATTTACGAATATAACAGGAACAGGCAACGCCAATGTTGATCGACTCGGATCGACGATCGTTGCTCTTGGCAATAATTTCGCGACAACAGAATCGGAAATCACAGAAATGGCCACAAGGCTGGCATCCGCCGGAACGATTGTAGGACTATCTGAGACGGATATTCTTGCGCTGGCTGCCGCTATGAGCTCGGTAGGTATTCAGGCCGAAGCTGGTGGCACAGCAATGACTCAGACGCTTTCTTCTATCAATTCGGCTGTTGATATGTATAAAGACGGAGTGACGGAAGATCTTGAGTTTATTGCAAGCATCTCCGGAGTATCAGCCCAGGAGTTTGCAGATCAGTGGAATTCTAATCCGGTCGCAGCTTTACAGATGTTCATCGAAGGCCTTGCCAATGTTAAGGATGAGGGCGGCAACGTTTCCGCGACTCTTGGAAAGTTGGGGATGGAAGGCGTAAGGCAAAAAAATATGCTTCAATCCTTGGCTCTTGCTTCTGATATGCTCGGCCAAGCTGTTGATACATCTTCCCAGGCATACGAAGAGAACACTGCTCTCGTTGCCGAAGCCGAAAAGCGCTATCAGACAATGGACGCTAAATTGAAGCAGACAAAAGAACAGGTCGGAAATCTGGCCGTATCTTTTGGAGAGATCTTACTTCCGTATATCTCGCAAGGCTTGACGATCATCCAGGGCCTTGCCGATAAGTTTATGAGCCTGGATCAGTCCGAACAGGAGCAGATAATAAAAATGGCTGCTCTTGCTGCAGCTATCGGCCCGATCTTGCTCGGCGGCGGTAAGCTTATAGTCGGGATCGGTAATTTGATCTCAGCTGGAGGCACAATCGCCACTTTCATGGGAGGAACACTTATCCCAGCATTGACTACAGCCGGGACTTTCATAACCGGGACGATGGTTCCGGCGCTTGCTTCATTTGCAGCCGGATTCGCTCCGCTGATAGTTGCTGCAGCTCCTTGGATAGCGGCCGGAGCTGCAATAGTTGCAGCCGGAGTTCTGATTTATAAGAATTGGGATGAGATCAAAGAGAAAGCCGGAGAGCTTGGAGATTGGATTGGAGAAAAATGGGGCGAAATTAAAACCACTGTATCCGAGACATGGGACGGGCTCAAGGCTGGAGCTTCGGAAGCTTGGTCAAGTATCAAGGCGAGCGTTTCAAGCAGTGCTAGCCAGATAAAGGCGGATGCTTCGAATGCCTGGAACAACTTAAAGACAGGCGCTTCGGATACTTGGAACAATATCAAGACGGGTGCAGCTTCTTGGGGATCCGGAATGATATCTTCCATGTCATCAACATGGTCAAGTATGAAGAGCAGCTTCACAAGCGGATTTAATACGCTTAAATCAAGCGCTTCGACAGGGCTCTCTCACGTTGCAACGACTTTTAGCACCAAGTGGAGCACGATCAAGTCAAATATGAGCTCAACATGGTCAAATATAAGCTCGAACGCGCAGACAGCGCTCAGCAACTTGAACGGCATAATATCAAGCAAGGCTACAACGATCGGAACCAGCATTAAGAACGGACTTAGCAGCGGAGTTAATTATGTTAAAAATCTTCCGTCCAATTTCTTCAACTGGGGCTCCGAGATGATCTCGAATTTGGCCAACGGCATTAAAAATAAGGTTAGTCAGGTCGGAAGCGCAGTCAAGAGCGTAGCTGATGCAATTTCAAGTTATCTGCACTTCAGTGAACCTGATGTTGGCCCTCTTTCAGATGCGAATTCTTGGATGCCTGACTTTATGGATCAAATGGCAGCCGGTATTGAAGCTGGAAGATCTAAGATCCAGCAAGCTATGAGCTCGGTTGCTGCGGATATTGCTGCTCCGCTTAATTCAAACGTAAACAATACCACGTTGAATTATGGCGGTAATTCAATAGTAGTAAATGCAGCTCCAGGAATGAATGTCGAAGAGATCGCTGATGCAGTCCAGGAACGAATCAATGACGAAGTAGAGGCTAAGGAGCACGCTTATGCGTAATTATTTGATTTTCAATCATAAGAATATAGCCGACTTCGGAGTATACATCTCCGGATCAGGAACGTTCACAGCTCCCAAAAGAGATATCGAGACTGTGAGCGTCCCAGGAAGATCCGGAGATCTAACAATGGATAACGGGCGCTACAACAATATAACGATCTCGTATCCATGCTTCATTTATAGGAATTTTGCAAAAGATTTTGATGATTTCAGGGCTTTCCTGATGTCGAATGTCGGTTATAAGAGGCTCGAAGATACATATCATCCGGAAGAATTCAGGATGGGATTTGTAGCTTCAAATCTTGATCCTAAAGTTGGCACGCTTAACAGGTCAGGAGAATTCGATCTTGACTTCGAATGTATGCCGCAGCGCTTCCTTCGTCTGGGCGAAGAAACAATATCTTTTGAAGAGGACGCGACAATCGTAAATCCTACAAATTACGAAGCTGCTCCGCTTATAAGGGTATACGGGAACGGAACTCTTGGAATCGGTAATAATACAATTACTATATCTGACGTTAATGATTATGTTGATATAGATTGTGATATCCAGGACGCATATTATGGATCATTTAATTACAACAGTCATATAATGCTTAATTCTGGCGCTTTTCCGAAATTTGAGCCAGGGGAAAACGGAATCTCTATCGGTTCCGGCATAACAAGAATTGATATAAAACCGAGGTGGTGGACGCTATGATCCCGATTCTTTTTTCTGCAGATGCAACTTCATTCAACAATAACGGACTTGGAGCGCTTGCAGATTGTACATCTTGCAAAGTCACAGAAAAAAGAAACGGCGAATATATCTTGACGATGCAATATCCTTTAGATGGTATACATTTTAAGGATATACAAAAAAGCTGCATTATTTGGGTCAAGCCTTCTGACGGAGCAAATAATCAGGCTTTCAGAATTTATAAGACCAAAAAGCCAATAAATGGAATAGTCACAATCGAAGCGGAGCACATATCTTATCAGCTCTCGATGATTCCGACAATGCCATTTACAGCCGAATCAGCATCGGCAGCTCTTCAGGGCCTTAAGACTAACGCAGCGGAGCCTTGCCCGTTTTTCTTCTACACAGATAAACAGACGATCGCCACATATACACAGGAGCAGCCAGCATCGATAAGAAGCAGACTCGGCGGAATATCCGGATCAATTCTTGATGTATACGGCGGCGAGTATGAATTTGATAATTACAATGTTCATCTATGGGCCAACAGAGGATCCGATAAGGGCGTAACAATCAGATACGGCAAGAATCTGATCGACTTAAAACAGGAAGAAAACATCCAGAACGTAGTGACCGGAGTAGTTCCATTTTTTGCAAACGAAGATACTCTTGTGACTCTTCCGGAAAAGGTTGTCGAATCCGAATATGTTGATCTATATCCGTATCCGAGGACAGTGATTCTCGATCTATCTTCGGAATGGACGGACGAAGTGCCGACTGTGGAACAGCTCCGCCAGAGAGCTCAAAAATATATCGAAGATAATGATATAGGAATTCCGAAGGTCAGCATTGACGTGTCGTTCATAGCTTTATGGCAGACTCAAGAATATAAGGATATAGCGCCGCTCGAACGCGTCAATCTGTGCGATACAGTCACAATCATATTCGAAAAGCTTGGAATTGAGGCAAAAGCGAAGGTTATATCAACAGAATACGACGTACTTCGCGAGAGATATACGAAGATCGAAGTAGGAGATGCCAAGTCAACGCTTGCGACTACTATAGTCAATATAGATTCGACAACGAATTCGAAGATTCAATCCGCGACTTCTTTCCTCCAGAAGGCTATCGTTCATGCAACAGATATGATAACGGGCGGCCTGGGCGGATATGTTTATCTTAAGCCCAACGCGAATGGCTATCCGGAAGAAATTCTTATAATGGATTCCCCGAATATTGATACGGCTGTTAATATCTGGCGCTGGAACAAGAACGGACTTGGATTCTCATCAAATGGCTATGCTGGGCCATATGGAACGGCTATAACATCGGATGGTAAGATTGTAGCGGATTATATCACAGCCGGAACATTAAACGGCGACTTGATCCAGGCTGGAACTGTCAACACATCCGCGCTATCGGTAGAAGCTCAAGAAGATCTTCAGGCAATACATAATTATATTCCATACGATATTCTTGAGAATAGAGCAAGATGGGAAATTAATGCAAAAGATATACAACTTGTAAGCGCATCCGTTGGGCAACAAGATTTCGATCATTGTCTAAGGATGGATGGATCGGATATATCTGTATACAATCCGAATTATCAATGTCAGTTTAAAACTGATTTTGCCGGAAAGCCTACAATTGTTATTGAATTTGATTGGTTCATCTGGGACACTATAACAATACCAACTCAGCAATTTTTTTATATTTGGTATTACAACAAGGATAGAAGCTCATATTGGACGACATACTTCAATATCGATGGCGGAACATATAACTCCGGTGAAGTATACCATGGCAGATGGGAATATACCTTCTCCGATACGTGCGATATTGAAACATATGTGCCAAGATTCGGATTCAGATTCCTTCCGGGGACAGTTACCTATATTGCAAATCTTTCGATTACCGGAACAACAGGAAATTATAACAAGGCTGTTGTTACGACCACAGCGACCGGACTTAATACAATGGTTCGCAGCGGTAACGTTATATCTGCAATCAATCAGAGCGCTGAATCAGTAAGCATATCGGCCAACAAGATCAATCTAACGGGTGACTTGTCTCTTCGTGGAGATTTTACAAGCTATAATTCTGACGATAACACAGATTATTGCTTTATTGATTCCGGAGATATTTCGTTCTTCCAGAACGGAGTTAATGTCTTTACAATTTCGTCTCAGGCGATTTTAGGGCAATATGCCGGAATCTTCTTCGGAGATGTCGAAGATCCGAGCTCGATGGCGGATTATACATATATCGAGCAAAATCTTGTGAGCACTCCGCTTGTTTACTGTAAAGCAAACGGAGAATTCCAAGGAGAGACCGGATACACGCTGATTTGTGAACAGGCAGCAAGATTCAAATCTATAACTGTTGATGATATTTATGTTACAGGCAATCAACAGCTTGGAAGCTCGTTCCGTGGCACTGTTTCATTTTATGCCAGCGTTTTTAATGCAGGTGGCGGAACGGAATTCATCTCAGATAGGCGAAAAAAGCGTAACATAGTAGATCTTGCAGTAAAAAAGGCAAGATCTTTTATTATGGCCTTGAAACCTGTCAAATACAAATTTACGAAAGACATTTCAACATCTGATCGTTATCATCATGGGTTCATCGCTCAGGATGTCAAGAAGGCGATGCCTGAAGATTGGGGCATATATTGTGAGAATAAGGATCTTGACCGGATAGGTCTTCGCTATGATGAATTTATAGCGGATATGATAGCAGTAATCCAGGATCACGAGAAAAGAATCCAGAAGCTTGAGAATGAGCTTAAAAGGAGCAAAAAATGATAACTCAATCAATTAACCTTAATCTGGTTCCGGGCGGAGTCTTGCCGCGGTTCAATGTTAGTCAATATGACAAGGGCTCAAGAGCTTTGCAGTTTAATCTTTTTTCCGGATCACTTCCTTTTGAGGTTCCGGAAGGATGCACTGTAACGATTCAAGGAACTAAAAAGGATATGACCGGATTCCAATATCCATGTTCATACCAGGGCAGTCTTGTCGTGTCAGATCTCTATGATCAAATGACAGTTCTCGCCGGAGAAGTGACCACAGAGCTCGTAATTACCGACACAAGCCTTAACATCCTTGGAACGTGTAATTTTATCATTGATGTAGAACAGGCCGCGCTCTCGAAGGATATCCCGATATCAGAAACGGAACTCCCACTTCTTCAGGAAGCAATTCAGGCGGCGGCCGAAGCTAAGGCAAGCGCGGAAGCAGCCGAAGATGACGCGGAAGATGCAGAAGCTTGGGCGCATGGTACAAGAGGCGGAGTCCCTGTCGGGTCTTCTGATCCTACATACCAAAAAAATGCAAAATATTATGCGGATAATTTCATTGGAATGATAACTGATGCTCAATGGTCTGAAATCCAGACTATTTTATCTACGTAAGAAGGGAGAAGAAAATGATTACTTATGATGTCAATAAGCAGATCGGTAACGAAGCGGAGCTTGCATTCAAGGGCCTTGCTGCAGACACAAAGCCAACAGGCACATATGACGGATATGATCTCATGAACGGGTTTTCGTTCTTCGAGATGGATACACAGGATGTATATTTTTACAATGGAGCTACTGATTCATGGCTCGCACAGCCATAAGGAAAGGAGCATAAAATGAAAGATACTGAAATCATTGGAATGCTCAAAAGCTATATATCTAAGTCACTTGTAGGCATGGGGGCGCTCAAAGGCGCAAATTGCCAGATTGAGAGCATTGCAGAAGTCACAGGCGGTCAGAAGATCACTTTTTTATGGATTGATACCAATAATGTGAGCCACAGAAGCGAGCTGACAGTGCCAAACGGAGCCGATGGTGTAGGAATCGCAAACATTGAAAAGACTTCCACGGCCGGACTCGTAGACACATATACGATCACGCTTACAAATTCAAACACATATACGTTTGAAGTCACCAACGGAGCCAAAGGCGACACAGGCGACGGCATAGCCAGAATCGAAAAGACCGGAGCCGAAGGGCTTGTCGATACATACACAATCACGATGACAAGTGGATCGAGTGCGACTTTCACAGTCACCAACGGCGCCAAGGGTAATCCTGGAGACGATGGATTCTCCCCGACAATCGTAGAAGATCCTGGAAATACAGACGATATATATAAACTCGATATTACCGACGTAAATGGAACGTTTGTAACTCCTAACCTTAAAGGCGGCGGCTCCGGAGGCACAACAAATTATGAAGCGCTAAATAATAAGCCCAAGATCAACAATGTCGAGCTGACCGGGAACAAATCTCTTGCAGATCTTGGGATCAATATCCCAACAAAAACAAGCGAACTGACAAATGATTCTAATTTTATTAATCAAACAGCTCTTAACACAGCGCTTGAAAATTACACTAATACGACAGATCTTAATCAATTGCTGTCTAACAAGGTCGATAAGGAATCCGGCAAAGGGCTCTCGGCCAATGACTTCACTAATACGCTGAAGGATAAGCTCGACGGAATAGAATCAAGCGCCGAAGTCAATAAAATTAACTCGATAAGCGTTAATGGAGTGGCTCAGACAGTATCAAATAAGGCTGTTAACCTTGACGTTGCCAGCAATCTCATAACAGAGGAACAATGGACGCAGATTCAGGCGCTTCTTGTATAAGGGGGTAAAGGATGAAGACAATAGTTCAACTCGTCTCAGAGCTAAAAGATTATCTTATAGATAAAGATACAGCCGCAAAACAGGCGGTCGAGTCAAGTATAGCGTCTGTCGAAGCAAATGCTTCTTCCGCATCAAAAGCTTATGCGGTCGGGCAGCAACTCGTTCTTAATGATATCTTGTATAATGTTACGGCTGCAATCAGCGCAGAAGATGCTCTTGTAATTGGAACCAATATCTCAGCCTCAGACGATCTTACAACTCAGATAGGAAATGCTAACGCTAGGATCGGAACTGTTACAAGTCAGACTCTTGCCGCGGATGCAACAAGCGTATCTTTCAGCGTGCCGACTTCCGGAAATTATCTGATAGACTTCTGGGCTTCGGATGGATCAAATTATACAGCAATCGATACATCTGTAAGCGGTACGGCCACACTTACATATGACGCAGTAAGCAGCTCAAGAACTATTTACTGCAGAATTAGCGAGGTGTAAAAAATGGGAAATGCATATCGAAGCGTATTAGCGCTTAAGCCAACAGGCGACGCAGTTCCGGCCAACGTATTAGCCGGAAAGACTTTCTCAAATGCTGACGGAACCGGAAAGACCGGAACAATGGCCAATAATGGAGCCGTAAGCATTACTCTGACCGACCAGGATCCGACTTATACAATCCCAGAAGGATACCATAATGGGCTTGGAGTCGTTGGGTTTACATCTTCTGGAGGGGATGGGGCCGATCTTGTTGTAACTTGTGATAGTGCGTTTGCTGGCGCGACGATTACTTGTACTGACGGAACGACAACTTATACAGAAACTTGTCCAAGCTCAAGCCCTTATATAGTTACATTTAAGAGCATTCCTACAGGTACATGGACAGTCAGCGCAGAAATAAGCGGAGTAACTTATTCAGAAAGCGTTTTGATTCAGAATTTTGATGCTGAATTAAAAAGCAATGTAAACATTAATGTTGATTTTTGTTCAGCGGCAAATGACACTATTTCATATATTGGCGTAGTAGATGGTCAAACGCATACAATAGTTACAGATAGCACAGGACACGCAAATGCTCAAATTACTATTGCAGATACAGGATCAAGCATTACTTTTACAAGCTCTGTTGCTAAAGACCCAAATAATCTATCAAATGTATACTCCAAAACAATTGCATTATCATCATCAACAACAAGCGTTTATTTAATGCCAGATAATGTGCTGTATTGGTATGGTTATATCGGATCAAGTGCAGAAGAAATGACTACAGCTAATGGCTGGACTCTTAATCTTACATCGAAAAGTCCAACGTATGAAACAAACTATTTGCAGATGGCATCGGGTTCAAATGATATTGTTGGCATAGGATCAAAAGGAACTGTTAACGGCTCGTCAGCAAAAATGATTTACCAAGGTTCTACACAAGTTGGTAGCGTATATTCATATATAGCTGCAAGAACAAATAAAAATGCAACGATACAAGCGGCAACTCAAACGGCTGTAAGCAATACAAATCTTGCTCTTTGGAGCGTTGCGTTTTCTAATGGACAATATATCGAAACGCACACAAATAGTGGTAGAAATGGTAAATTATACGCTTTCTGGTATGAATAAAGGGGGTTGCAATGGCTATTACAGAATCAAGAATTAAAGCAATAGAAGATAGACTTGATGAGTTAACAAAGAATTTTTTGCAGACTCAAAAGAATCAGGTTCCGATTACTGCTAAAACTGACGAAACAGCAAATCAACTTGTTGAACTTGACAAAAAGATTGATGAGTCAATTTATCCAGATTGGAAAAAAGACGGCTATCCTTATTTTGCTGGCGAGCGTGTGACTTATAACGGAGCATATTACAGATGCATACAGAATCATACATCACAAGCAGATTGGACTCCTGATATAGCCGTGTCTCTTTGGGTATCAACCTCTGATCCATCTGAGGAATGGCCAGAATGGAAGCAGCCATCCGGTGCGCATGATGCTTATCAAAATGGCGATAAAGTCAGCCACAACGACAAGCATTGGACATCTGACATTGATGCAAATGTCTATGAACCTGGAGTATATGGCTGGACAGAAGCGTAATTTAATTTTCAAGGGCCGCAGAAATGCGGCTCTTATTTGTTAGGGAGGCAAAATATGGGAATCCTTCAATCAAGCGCATTGACTCTAGTAGTCGGAGCTCTTGGAGCTCTGATCTCACTATATCTGACATATTTATTTAATAAATTCACCAAGAAAACAGAAGCATATAGGCAGAAGCGAGAAGATCAGGAAGCTGCAGCACAAAAAAAAAAGAGCAAGACGATACCCTTATACTCCTGATCCTGAAGATCGAGCTCAGATATATCATCGACAAAACCAACGAACGCGGATTCTATACATCCGACGAGAGAAGGCGCTATCAATATATGTTTAACGTATATAAGGAGCGTGGAGGAAATGGTGAAATTGAGCGCGATTTCCTGAAACTCGACGCGCTGCCTTATGAGAAACAATAATCTCATTTTATGAAACAAAATCGCTATTTTTTGAAAAAAAACACTATTTTTTTGGAAAAAAATGCAAAAGAAAGGAGCCTACTATGACCAAGGAAGATCTTATCAGGAAGCTAACTTCAAGAAAATTTGCAAGCGCTCTGCTTGCCTTCATTACATCTGTTCTTGTAGCCATCAATATGCCGGAGAATCAGATAGCTCAGATTGTTGCTATCATCGGCTCTTTTTTGACCCTTATATCTTATATCCTGGCAGAAGGTCAGATCGATGTAGCTGCCATTAATGGCCAGACAAAAGAAGATCCTGACTCTCAGAAGGAAGAAGAGGAATAATTATGAATGTAGCCGGATACGGGATCGATGTATCGCACTATCAAAAAAATATCGGCTGGAGCATGGTGGCCAAAAACGGGATCACTTCAGCCGGAAAGCTGCCCGTAAATTTTGCGATCTTGAAATGTGTCTACGAAGCTCAGAATCATCGACCTGACGAATATTTTGAGAAAAATTACCAGGGCTGCATTGATAATGATATCAATGTCGGGCTATACGTATATCATGCATCAAAGTCGCTTGCTGATCCGGTAGCCGAGGCCGAGGCACTTGTTAAAGTCCTGAACGGGAGAAAACTGCATCTCGGAATCTGGCACGACCTTGAAGATAAGTCTTTGAGAGCTGCCGGGAATAATGCAATCCATAATATGCTCAAGATTGAAGATGAGATCCTAAAGAGCCACGGATACACGGATATAGGAATCTACTGCTCAAAATATTGGTATAATTCCGTCCTGGATAAAAAATATTTAAAAGATAAATATAAATATTGGTGGATAGCCAGATATCTAAAAAATGATCTTGGCCAAATTCCGCCGGAGTCCATGAGTCCAGAGAAATATGCTGATGCCTGGCAATTCTCCAGCAAGGGCAAAGTATCAGGGATTGCCGGAAACGTAGATCTTGACGTTGACTTCACAGGTTTAGCTGCAGCTATGGCCAAAGATCTCCCAAAGTCTGCAGATGGATATACTCCATCTAAATATGGCGTTAAAACTGTAAAAGTCACAAATAAGCTCAATGTTCGCCTAAGTCCTGAGCTTGGAGATAATATCATCGGCCAGATCCCGAACGGGGCAAAGGTCAATGTTACCGAAATCTCCGGCAAGTGGGCGAAGGTAGAAGGCTGGGTCTCAACGAATTATCTAACATAAATAAAATTGTAATTACATTAAGGCCGCTGCATCTCGCAGCGGTCTTTTTTTAATGTAAAAAAATAAATATTTTTCCGATATAGGTATTGACTTATATAATATATAGGTGTACACTTATATTATCAACACGGAAACAAATCACATGGAGGTCAAACAAATGTCAGCAATCATTATAAATTTCAAAACAAGATCAATAATCGAGCAGCCCAAGGCTGTTGGAGCCGGAACATATCTCTATACGCCTGAGATGAATCAGGAGAAGCCAAGCTGCCAGATAGAAGCTTCTCTCAGCTTTTACGGAAAGCACTACTTCCTGAAGACTCGCGAAGTCCTCAAGGGAAGGGGCATAACACTCGACAAGAGCGAGAACGGAATCAACTACTATACAGCTACATCGCGAGCATATAGTATTCTTGAAACCAAATATTCAATCAGTTACGAATGCCATTTTGATTAAATACACAGCCGACCGGGAGCGGCTGCAACTCCCGGAGAAATGAGGATAAAATGAAAAGATTGCAAAAAAATTATGATTCAGAAGTTCACTTCTGGGAAGATGAAGTTGAAAAAGCTAGAAGATATTGGGGAGTTGAAGAGGACTGCGAGAGCCTTGAGGACGTGGCTATGTGGTGGAATATGCATCATTCAGGAGACGCAGAAGGCGAGCTTATAGTAAAAGGAGAATAAAGAAAGGAATTAAAAAGATGAAAACAACAACTTATTACACAGGAGCAGACATAAACAAAGATGCAATATTTGAAGGGATAAACTCCTACACATCAAACTCATACATCTCATATGATGATATGGTGATGCTCCTTGATAAGATATCTAACGATGTTAATGAGAAGCTTCCGGAAGATTTTGCATGGTCGCCGCGTACATCATCAGTTATATGCAATATAGACACGCAAAAAGAGCTTGACATGGAATGGCTGAAAGAAATAATCTTTGAGGCTGTTCGAAAATATGTTGATGAATATGATGAGAAGCACATGAAAGGAGAATGCTAAATGGCTACAGAAGCGCAAAAAACAGCATCATATAAATATGATAAGACTAATACCAAAAGAATATCCTTGAAACTTAATCTTTCGACTGATTCCGACATTTTGTCGAAATTAGAATCAGAAAAAAACGTTCAGGGATATATCAAAAAATTGATAAGAAGTGATATACTTAAGTAGTCAACTCCTACCGAGTTCGAAGTTGATTCTTGCACCGAAAGCAGATCGGACGAATGGCCTTCCTCCGGTCTACTTTTTTTGCAAAAAATTCTGTCCAAAATTCTGTCCACCGAATTTTTAAATTCAGTAAATAAGCGCGTTAAGGCTGAAATTAATACGGGTTCGATTCCCGTCAGCAGCTTCAAACTAAAAAATCAGATTTAATGCGGAATGACTCTCAAAGTCACTCCGGCTCTAGCTCCCAAAATTAAAAAAGCTTTAATTCAGTTAAAACAATTTTAATCGAATTAAAGCTTTTTTCATTAATTTCTGTCCAAAATTCTGTCCATTATCTTGTTAAGATATTATTTGATTTTCGTTTTCCGGTTTGAGTTCATCCTTAAAATTCTTTGAAAAGTAGTCATTAATCCTGGATACAAAAACATTGCTCTGAGACTTAAGCGGATTCCGATAAACTTCTTTCATGGTCTTGTCTGTTTTATGGCCAGAACGTTGTTGAATGTATTGATCCGGTATTCCGATCGCGTGCATCGTCGAAATGGTGTAATGCCTCAAATCATGGAAGCGACACTTAAGCCCGAGACGATCTCTCAGATTACAAAAGCTTGATGTTAAGTAGTCCGGAGTGCATTTAAAAATGCGTCCTGTTCCTTGACCAATTAAGTCAATAACTTCCTTTGAGTAAATGACTTGTCTGGTCGATTGCCGATTCTTAGTATATTTCTTGTGAATCCAATTATTTTTATGATCTAAAACTACAGCGCTATGGACATAGATCGCGTTAAAATCTCGATAGATATCTTCATAAGATAATCCGCAGATCTCGCTCCGCCTCAAAGAACCAAAAGCGCTTAAAATAATAGCTAGATGAAGCTCTTTATTGGGTCGGCTCAGTTCCATCAACTTCTTAAGATCATCATCATCTGGAATATGTCTCTCAATGGCTGCGTCGGCCGGAAGAGTATATTGATATCTTCTCTCAGGATTGTGCTGTTTTAGCGCCGCGATTAGAAGGCTGATAATATTTCTAACAGTTTTCGGAGAGTGATTAAATGCCAGATCATTAATTAATCTCTGGATGTCTTCGCTTGCAAGATCTCCTACTTGCTTAGTGCGGAGACTTTCAAAATATAGTCTATTCATTCGCTCATATTCAAGAATCGTCTTAGGCGAGCACACTGCCGATCGGGAACCGATATACGATTTTATAACAAAATCGATTGTCGGGCTCTTCCGATCTTCTTTGCGCTGCATCTGATATTTAGCAGCCAGAAACTCCGCCTCTTTTTTGGTGGGAGCGGTAAAAGCTTTCTGGCGGTATTTGCCCGTCGAGTCCTTACCAGCTGAAACTACTACTTTGTACTTTCCACTTTTAGTCTTTTTGGCCTTCATTCCTGAACCTCGCAAAATTAATTATCCGGGAATTTGATCCCTTTTTTCTGGTTCAATTTCAAGCAGTCTATCAACAGCATCTTGCATCTCTGTGTGATATCGATATGCTAGGATCACGTTTCGCTCATGCGATGATAGTGTTATCGTGGTCGTTTCCATATCGACATCGAATCCCATTAGCCACGGCTCATTTACATTTAGGGCAGCAGCTAATATTGTCAATTTTTTCTGACTTGGCTCAATCTTTCCCGATAGATATTGAGATAAGTCACTCTTTTGAATTTTTACATCAAAAAGATAAGAGAAAGAATCACAGCGCTTAAGAACGTCAGCCTGTCGAAGATCATACTTCTGCATTAACTGATTCAGCCTCTCGGCGGTAGTTGATACTTTCATATTTTTTGGCCTCCCACGTAAAATTATAAAATATTTTCTTCTCATGTTCAATAATTCTAAACAAAAAAGAGTTGACAACAAGGCGCGATTTATATATCATAAGTTTAGATAATCTAAACTATATTGAAGTTAGGAAGTGAAAAATGAAAACGGATTACGAATATGATTATTCCGATCTGAGAGCCAGAATCTCGGAGAAGTTCGGAACAATGACCAAGTTCGCTACAGCTATGGGATGCACAAAGGGCGCTATATCTCAAAAGCTGACAAACCGCATTGAATGGTCTCAAAGCGATATACTTAAAGCTTCGGAGCTATTAGATATCCCAACGGACCAGATTGCGTCTTTTTTTATAAAATTGAAGTTTAGGAAACTAAACTCAACGGATGGAGCAAAGCAATGAACGGGAACGAATTTAGATCTGTAGTTAGAAAATATATGGAGCTCCGGAATGTTAACGGGTTCAAGGATCTTTTATCCGACAAGATGCTGGGAAGTTTCCCAACTTTCAAGAAAAAATGGGATCATCCGGAATTCTTCTCTATTTACGAGATCGATTATCTGATTCGTCGCTTAAATGTCAGATCATGCGATCGGGCTGTTTTAAAAGGCGAAGCTGATAAATCATCAACTCCTTTGACATATATCACGGAGGAAGGAGCATATAAAAATCGCGCCTGATTTGGGAGAACCAGGCGCGAAATAATTCAATACGGGAGGAGTTAATGCACCAAACATTAATCCAATGTACTGCGATATTGTCTGCGGTATCAATCGCAGCCGTGGGAGCGACTGCAAAAGCCTGTCAGACTTCCGATCTTTTGTTCCGGGAAGAGCATATTGAATCGGATACTATATTCAAGCTAAATGTTATCGAAAAAACGCTTCAATCACGCTCTATAACTAGCTTTTTCGATAAAAATTGTATCAAACTTGTTGAATATCAACAAGAAGCAAATCTTACCAAAATTTCAAGCAAATTAAATACGAATATTGGTCTAATCTCCAATCAGGATTTTGAGCTATTATGTCAGCTCGTCGCTGCAGAAGCTGAGAATCAATCTTTTGAAGGTAAGCGCGCGGTGGCTGCGGTAGTCCTCAACAGGGTCGATTATGGATGGCCATTTGAAGACTCTATCGAAGAAGTTATCTTTCAAGATGGTCAGTTTACTTGCATATCAGACAAGCGTTTTTTCGATGCCTGGACTTATGTATCCGACGAAGATCAGGAAGCTGTAGCTGCGGAGCTATCAGAACGGAAATATAACGAGTATTTGTATTTTACAGCTGGGAAATATGGAGATTATGGCACTCCAGCCGAACAAATCGGAGACCACTATTTTTGCAAAGAATAATCCTAACAGGGGAGGGAAAAATGACTAAAAGATACTATTGGCTTAAGTTGCAAGAAAATTTTTTCGATGATGTATGGGTTAAAAAACTTAGAAAAATAGCCGGAGGAGATACTTATACTTGTATCTATTTAAAAATGATCCTGAAATCGCTTCAAGATGAGGGCATCATAACATTCAGAGGAATCGAAAATACACTCGCTGAAGAAATGGCACTAATAATTGACGAAGATCCTGATAATGTACAAGTAACAATATCATTTTTGATGCGTGCTGGGCTCCTGATCGATATAGGAAATAATCAGTTTTCATTTTTGATCGTAGCCGAGAATTTAGGCTCCGAATCCGCTAGTGCCAAGCGTGTCAGGGACTTTCGAGAGAGACATAAAGCGTTACAATGTAACACCGATGTAACCGAGATGAAACGCGAAGCGTTACAATGTAACACCGATGTAACCGAGATGAAACAAAACTGTAACGGAGAGATAGATATAGAGAAAGAGAAAGATATATATATAAAAGATATTAAGTCGGACGAGCCGACTTTATCTCTCAAAGAAGAACAATCATCACTCGAAGAAGAACCAAAGAAGAAACAGCGAGCTCCCTTCCAGAAGCCAACAGTCGAAGAGATCGACTCCTATATCCGCGACAAAGGCTATCCGGTAGATGCTCAGGAATTTTACAACTATTACGAAGACAATGAATGGCACTGCGGCAAGATCCCGATGAAAAATTGGAAAAATGCTGTATATGCCTGGAATAAGAATCAAAAGCGATGGAGTGACGAGAAAGCTGAGAAGGCAGCAGCCAAGACCAGCTTCCAGCAAAATGAATACGACTTCGAGGCTCTTGAGCGAGAGCTAAGAGCTAATTGACATCATAGGGGGAGCTAGGAATGCGGCAAGAACTAGAAACGAAGTTAGTCAATTGCCTTTTTCCATACAGGGCAAAAATACCTTACGAGGATATCAAAGCACAGATCACTATTATCTTGTCAGAATACGAGATCGAGAAGAGACATACAGAAGTCGCGATCAGAGACGAAGACAAGAACAAGAAATATATAGCCATGTTCCTGGCATCAAAAGCAGCCGGGGGAAGGACAGAAAGAACGCTTCACTGCTACAAGTCTTATCTTGTAAGAATATTGGCGGCTATCGGTAAGAACGTTGATGAAGTCACAGCTGACGACATAAAGCTATATCTTGCCAAAAAGCTCCGCGTGGACAAGATCAAAAAGACAAGCGTTGACAACGAACGAAGAGCGCTATCAACTTTTTACGGCTGGCTCTATGCTAATGAGCACATAAAAAAGAATCCTATGGCCAAAGTTGAAGTAATGAAGTTCGCGAAGCCCAAGAAGAGAGCATTTTCGGATATTGAGGTTGAAATGCTCCGGGATAATTGTCAGACCGAGCGCGAGACGATGATAGTCGAAGTGCTGCTATCTACTTGGTGTCGAGTATCAGAACTTTGCAATATTCGTATCGACGAGATCGAGGCGGATAAGATCCTAGTTCATGGTAAAGGTGAAAAGGATAGATTCGTTTATTTGAATGCCAAGTCAAAAATAGCCATACAAAAATATCTGGATTGTAGAAGCGACTCGAATCCGTATCTTTTGCCAAGATTAAAGACAGCCGGGCAGCTCCAAGAGCTCACCAAGGGAAGGAAGCGAAAAGATCTAAAACAATGGTATAAGGATCCTGAGAATGTTCATCCTGAGCTTCCAACAGACAAAAGCACGATAGAAAGCATTTTAAGGAATCTGGGAAAAAGAGCCGGAGTTAACGACACGCATCCGCATAGATTCCGAAGAACAGGCGCGACCTTCGCGCTTCGCGCCGGTATGCCATTTATGACAGTTTCAAAGCTTTTAGGCCATGCAAACATAGCAGTAACACAAGTATATTTAGATATCAATGATGAGGACTTAGAAAATGAGCACGGGAAGTATGTCAGATAAAAAGAAAAAAATCATAGAGATGATCCAGAAGATGTCCGGGGAGTATTCCGTTTATCAGATCTTCGATGATTGGGTCTCAATGTTCGCTATAGCTGTAGCTAATCAGGTGGTATTCGATCAAGATCGCGAAGATGCATATAATCAGCTTGCCCAAAAGCACAAAGACAAGATAGAAAAATTCTTTGAGCTTAACGGGCTTTTGGTAGATGCGATGGAAGAAGGAATGGAAGATATTCTCGGATATATCTATATGCATCTGGAGCTAGGCAGCAGCCGGACAGGTCAATTTTTTACTCCGTATAACATCTGCAGATTGATGGCACAGATGGCGCTTAAGAAGGCACCGAACGAAGAATTATACAATTGCAACGAGCCATCATGCGGCGGAGGTGGCAATATTATAGCTTTTGCTGAGGCTCTGAAGAACAAGGGAATTAATTACCAGGTCAAAATGAGGGCGACCTGTCAGGATATCGATATAAGAGCGGTTTATATGTGCTATCTGCAATGCTCTTTTTATGGGATTCCGGCTATTGTATTTCAGTCTGACACGCTCAGAGATCCGGAAGGCCAGACAAGCACGACGGGGAAGCTTTACACTCCGCAGTTTTTAATAAATATGGCAATGTAGCTTAATCTGTCCGTTTTATTGGACAGAAAACGAACCCTAAAAGTCCATAGTTAGTCAAGAGTTAGTCAAGAGTTAGCCAAGACCAAAATTTGCTTAAATGTGGGAATTCTCACAATAGCGAGGATAATATGCGACTAGATATCTATA